AAAAGAAATCGAAAAAATATGAAAGAAGTCACAGCAGTACAATGGTTAATTCATCAACTTATAACTGAAAATGAAGTTACATTGAAAGGCGAGAATTATAAACTATTTGAATTAGCCAAAGAAATGGAGAAAAGTCAGATTATTGATGCACACTTAACAGGACTTATACACCCATTAGAAATGGAAGCTACTAAGCAAGCAAAACAATACTACAACGAAACTTATAAATCAGAAAAATTATGAGTACAATTTTCGGAATACCAAAAGAACCTATTGATATAGAGCTAGGAGATGCAGATGGAATATATTACTACATCAACCCAGATATATTTGAGAAAGTATGGTTTAGAAGTTTAGGTAATAGTAGGTGGCTAAATGATTTGGCTAAATCTTTACCTGACGAAACAAAAGTATATGCTTTAGATAACACTCAGCAGGGAGTATATACAATCTCAGATATTAAACAATTAATGAAAGATGCCGAAAGTAACGATTGAATTTAACACTATTGAAGAACAGCATGAACTAGAGTTATGTATTAATGCTAGTAAGTGGTATACTATAGTCTGGGATTATAGCCATTATTTACGCAATAGATTAAAGCATGAAGCATTATCAGATGACGCCTATAAAGCTATAGAAGAGGCGCGAGAAAAACTACATGAACTTCTAAACGATGAAGGATTAAAACTAGATTAAAACTAAACAATGGACTTAAAAATAAAAAAAATAATCGAGCAAATAAAGCTACTTAATGATAGCGACTTTGAGGCTATTAATAACATAATAGACGAACAGGACATGAATGGAGAGACAAAGACACTAGCGAACTCTAATAGACGTATAATGACCTTATTTACTCAGCTGTATTGGCAGATAAGGCAGGAAAAAAATAGGTTTATAAAATAATATTTTGAAAATCTGCAAAGGAACTGGAAAGGCTAAGGGCAAAGGTTGCGGCAATCAATTGCAATATGCAGAGCGTGGTGGTATGAAAGTCTATTTTTCAAAATACGGATTAGGTACAAGCGGCTGCCGATGCTTTTATTCATGGTTTGAAAGTCCTGAGCCTATTAAAAAAGTAAGTGATAAAAGGAAGTCTGAGAATAAAGAATACACTAAACTAAGAAAGTTATTTTTAACTGAAAATGCCATTTGTTTTATAGAAGGCTGCAATAAGATAGCCGACACAATAGAACATACCGCAGGGAGAGGTAAAAACTATCTAAACGTAGATACTTGGAAGCCATGTTGCTTAGAGCATAACTTGGAATTAGAAAACAATCCAGAGTTAAGCAAAAAATATCAGCTATCAAAAATTCATGGAGGTAAAAAAATAGACAAATGAAGCACAACGAAAGTAAATTGCAGATAGCCTGTGTGAATTGGTTTAAACTTCAATACCCAATGTACATTCTTTTCTCGATTCCAAACGGAGGTCGCAGAACTTTGATAGAAGCGAAGATATTAAAAGCTGAAGGCACTATGTCAGGCGTTGCAGATTTGTTTCTAATGTATGGGAATAAAGAGCATAACGGACTATTTATTGAAATGAAATACGAGAAAGGTCGGCAGTCAGACTCGCAAAAGCTATTCGAGCGCAAGTGCAAAATATTTAATTACAAGTACACTATCTGCTATACATTTAGTGAGTTTCAAAACACTATTAACGAATATATAAACAATAAATGATACTAGAAACTATTTTAAAGGAGCGCCATGCGCAAGGCTATACCGTAGCTCAGCTAGCTAAACTCATAGGAAAATCAGAGCCGACTACACACCGATATTTATATGGTGAAGTCAATATAAGTTTAGAAGATACTTTGACTATTTGCGACTTTTTAGGCATTGAAATAAGCCTTAAAATCAAACCAAAAGAGCATAAAAAGAACTTTTTTTTACTAGCTGAATAAAATATTTTCAGTTTTATATTATTACAAATCAACAACTTAGATATATTTAAGTTTTTTTAACTTGCATATATTCAAAGTCGATGTATATTTGCACTATAATTAATCACAAACTAAAATTAATCACAATGACATCAACAGAAATAATTAAAGCAGAATACAAAAGAAGAACGGATTTAGTAAATGACCTTAACTTTAGAAAACAATGTGTTAAAATGGCTAAAGCATTAGGAATAACAGCAGATGAATGGAATAAAGATAAAGTTCATATTATGCTAATATTCGCAAACAAAATATGTCAATTAGAAAATCAAGCGGTGTAAAAGCCGCCTTTTTAATCAATTAATCACAAACTAAATAAATAATCATGTTAAAAAATTTCACAAACAATTTAGAAGCGACTGCATACGGTTACGCCTTAGCAGCATTAATCACCTCAGAAACTGACTGGAAAGCAGAACCTACTATTATAGCAGTGTCCGCAGAGACTGATAGCAGAGTCAAACTTATAGTTAGTTATGTAGCTGGGTTAACCAATTACGGTCATGACAAAGACGAATGCGATGACATTATCGAGCTAACTACATTTCATTTTATTGATATGGATTCAATAGACCTAGTTACTGAACTTGATAGCCTAACTAAGTTCTTTGAAGGCTTAACCTTTGATTCAGAATATAACGGAAAGGACGATACAGATTACAGATAACCTTTAAAATTATAAGACATGAACGTATTTAATCAAACATTAGCCGAACTAGATAGCCTTATGGATAGCGCACAATCTATCATAGATAAGTATAAACCAGCTGACAAGCCATGCGAGAAAATAGAACTACTAGAAGACATTCAAGAGTATTTCGAGCGCAAAGAAAATCAAAAGTCAATGCCATTATGGTTGACAGTCAGAATTGAAAAAGTAATTAATCACAATAAAACCAATTAACAAATGAAAAATTTATTTAAAGCATTAAGCGAATTTCAAAACGAAGTACCAATTATTCACAAAGGAACGCAAGGTTATGGCTATTCATATAGTGACTTGCCTACTATCTTTCCTGTCATTAATCCGCTATTAAAAAAGCATGGGTTAGGATTTACCCAACTAGGTCAGGGAACGAGCCTTAAAACGCTTATATTCCACATTGAGAGCGGTGAAACTATTGAAAGTATATTTGACATTCCGCAAGGTGTGCAATTATCTAAAATGAATGACTTCCAAGTTCTAGGTTCGGCAATAACTTACATGAGACGTTATGCGCTTAGTTCGGCTTTAGGAATCATAACTGACAAAGATACTGACGCTGGAGGTGAGCAAATAAAAGCGGATATTGATAAAAGAATATTAGCGTGCAAAACTCAAGGCGACCTAACTAAGTTATTCAGTGAGGTCAACCCAAAAGATGCAGCTACAATAGAGAAGTTCACCAAAAGAAAATTAGAACTTAATGGAAAATAAGGGCAGATTTTCAGCAAGCGGAGTATCAAAGCTATGTGCCGAAGGAACTGGAGCTACAAGGCTAAGTTATATTTATGAAATAGCCTTAGGTCTAGTAGACTGCAAACCAGATATTACGACCAGCGCAATGTATCATGGCATCAATAACGAAGCTGCAGCATTAGATATATTGATACAAGAAAAAGGCGGTCAGCATAACTTTAATTTTGAGACTGGCAGACAACAATCATTCAAAGTAAATGACTATTTGAGTGCAACGCCAGACGCATACGAGCAAGGTATTTGGACAGGGGATGCCAAATGCCAATACTCAATTAAAGGATTTTTAGAGCAGAACTCCAAAATATCGAAAGCATATAACTACCAAGTTCAAACTCAGATGCTCGCATTGAAAGTTGACAAAGCCTATCTTATTAACTACCTGACCAAACCAGAGAAATTCGGACAAGACGATTGGACTGAATATCCGTTCCCATTAGAAGACCGTTTTTATATTCACGAAATAAGCAAAGACGAGGCTATCTGCGACGAGATTTTGACTAAGACTGAACAATACCACCATTTAATAAATGTAGCCTATGAGCAAATGGCAAACGCTACTATTTTAGATGAGATGGAGTTTTTCTATAATCAGCTTAAAAATGGCGTTTACTATAAGTCTCTAAAAGATTACTGGGTGAACAATGAAAGCGAGGTATTTAGATTTGACAATGAATTTTACATAACTAAAAAATAAATTAATCACATGAAAAAATTAGAACCATTACACTATTGGCTATTGATAACCGCATTAGTTTTATGCAATATTATTTGGATTTGCACGACATTGGACGTTGCAAAGCAAAGAGACGAATTAAAAATATTCATTAAAGACCAAAAGGAAACCATCGACGGTTTATATGAGATTTTAGAATACAAAGACAGTTTAATTAATAATCAATATATTTGCACAGAGTTTTGTGATTAATTCTCTTTGGGAGGTCGGCTGGGTGCAAAGCCTAGCGACCTTCTTTTTTTAATTACTTACTAAAATTAATCACAAATGAATAATTCAAAAATTAAATTAAACCCTGACCAACTACTAACTAAGATGTTAGCATTTGCCAACTCTATAGAGTGTCCAGCTGAAAAAAAATTAAGACTAATAAACGGTGCTTATAAGACTTGGGCTGACGCTATAACAAACCACAATCCATTTACCTATGAGAAAGTAAAAGGAGAACGAATATATTATATTGAGAATATACCAATCCTTAATAGACCTAAAACATATACAGTCAATAAGCGTAAAAAAATGACTGCTGCTGACTGGATACAAAGGAGAAAAGACGCTCAATATAAAACACAATTAAGGGAAGAAGCAAAAAAAGCAAAAGAAATAAAGCCTAAAAAACAACCAAAACAACTTACAAATGAATATAAAAAGAAGCCTGTTATAGACTTAAATACTAAAGAAATTTATAGTTCATGTACTGAAGCGGCAATTAAAAATAATATGCAAATAGGCACAATGAGTAACTATTTATTACGTAAAAATAAAATAAGACCAAAACTAACTAATTTTGTATATTTGTCTGAATATAAATCAAATTTTAATTAATAAATTAAAAAATGAATACGACAGAAAAATGGATAAAAGAACTTCAGATATTGGAACGGCTGCAATCAATGTCCAATCCAAACTATATGAATTACAAAATCAGAGCTGCTGAAATAAAACTCATCAAAAAATTTATTCAATCTTTAA